CGCCCACCGCGGCGATGATGATGACGTCGTTGTCGTCCTGGACGGCGGTGTATTCCGGCGGGGAGTTGTGGGTGTTGATCTGGGCGACGAGGAGGCCTGCCGTGGTGGTCGGCCCAGTCGTCCAGTTCACCGTCGACCCGAGGATCTCGATGCCACCGACCTTGATGGAGGAGATGTTACCGCCGCCGCTGCCCGAGATAACGGACAGCCGGGCCCGGGCCTTGCCGTCGTACCAGTCGGTGACGTTCGCCCCGTCGTAATAGTGGGCGATCGTTCCGTCGGCGAACTCGCCGACCGCGTAGATCTTGCCCTTCGCCAGCGAGTAGGACGGGACACGGACGAGCGCGATCGCGCTGTCGACCGGGTGGACAAGCTTCTGGTACGAGACGCCGACCGGGATGCCTGGAGGGCTATCCGTGTGCCCGAAGACGTAGAGCGACATCGGATTGTGGCCGAGGCTCTTCGTCAAGCCTGCGGGCAGCGTGTAGGCGGTGATGAAGGCCGCCCGCTGTTCGAACTCGCCGCCACGGTTGATGTGACCATCCTGGGCGACGATGAGCGTGCCGCCCTTTGAGGTCTCGGGCAGGCGCCGGGCGTCGAGGCCGCCCGTAAATTCTTTAACCCAGATGGTCCCGATTTCAACCTCCTCTTGGAAATCGGATCCAATCGGTGTAGGTGGGCGTAGAATACGGGGTAAGACGATGAACTACAAGCACGGGCACGCCGCAGGCGGTAGCGTCACCACGACATATCGGATCTGGGAGAACATGCTGCACAGGTGTCGGCACGACCCAGAGTATCACGGCCGTGGGATCTCTTTTGACCCGCGCTGGGCGAATTTCCAGGCGTTTCTCGTGGACATGGGTGAACGCCCGGAGGGTCTAACACTTGATCGGATCGACAACGACGGACCCTACTGCAAAACGAACTGCCGTTGGACGACGTACTCGGAGCAGAATAGGAACCAGAGACCCCGCCGAGAAAGAACTAAGCGCCATGGTAACGCGCGTCTGACAGAAGCCGAAGTACTATCAATCCGCTCCGATCTTCGAAGCGGGGCCGAAATCGGAGCCGATTTCGGTATTTCGCGCAGCATGGCGAACCGCATCAAGCGCGGTGCAGCCCATTCGTACCTCACCGCGCGTCGTCACGTCGTCCGATAATGGACGCGCGGCGGGCCGCGCAGCAGATCCTTGGTGCCGAAGCCGTCCGCCTTGCCCAGCGAGATCCGGCGGCGCGGCATCAGCTCGCCGCGCAGCTTGGCGTAGCGCTTGTTGGCCTTCTCGAGCTTCAGGTCGGCGGCTTTCGACCCGGCTGCGGCCAACATGTCGGCCGCAGCGAAGAGCACGAGCAGCCAATCGTCGAGGTCGGAGATATCGTTGGCATCGACGAGCGGGTTCAGGTTCCGGATCCCGACGACATTGAGGTAACCCTCCTTGTCGGTGGGGTCCGCATTCATGGCCGGGATCGGCCACACCTCGATCTGCTCGTCTTGCCAAATGCGCCACCGGCTGATGGGCCACGAGCGCATGTCGAGCTCGCTATCCCACTGGCGGTAATGCTCCAGCTCGATGCCGGGCGCCAGGCGTACCCAGCGCTGCCCATAGCGCAGCCGAATCTCCAGGATCCGGTCGATCTTCACGTTCAGCGGCGTGTCGTAGAAGCGCTGGCCGTTCTGGGCCGGCTGCTGGCGCTCGACACGCAGATGCGGCCAGTCGAAGTCATCCCACAACCACTCCTGCGTCATCTGCAGCAGGAGAACCTGCTGGTCGCGGACCTGGTTGTTGTGGGCGGGATTGAGCGACGTGCGGGTCTCGGCGCGCAGCATGTCCAGCAGGCGAGTGAGCGTCGTGCCGCGCGCCATGGTTCACCTCAGTCCAGCAGGCCGGGGGCGTCATCCGCCGCAGGGGCGTCGTCATCCTCGTCGTCTTCGACAGGCGGCGGAGGAGGAAGGTCAGCCTTCTTGCCGTTGGCCTTCTTCCCCTTCTTGGCAGGGGCCTCGCCGACCGGCTCGGGAGCCGGGGCGGAATAGGCGATCGGCTTGAAGAAGCTCTGGTCGAGGCCGAGTTCGTCCAGGGTCTCGTGGACGCGGGCCGCGCTGCCCGGGTAGAGGCGTTCGAAGACGCGGTTGCCGTCCTCGTCCTTGGCCGGGTAGAGGGCGCGCAGGCGCTCCCGCTCGATGCCGTTGCCGCGGTTGACCTCTCCGACGGGCTCGATGTCGAACACGGCGTCGTTGCCGTGGATGGCGAGCAGAACAGCGATCTCGGCCGCTGTCACTTCGTACTTCGGCACTGTGTTGCCGCGCTCGCCGCCGATAGCGACCATCACGTTTGCGATCTGCATGGTGTCTCCGCTGGGAAGAAGGGCGGGGCCGTAGCCCCGCCCGGGTGATCAGTACGCGTTGGGCTGGTCGAGCCGGATGCGGACCCGGATGTGGCCGGAGCCTTCGGAGAAGGCCGTCACTGCGGAGGCCTCGAGCGAGAACTTGTCCTTTCGGGTGATCCGGTTGTTGCCGGTGACGGCGGATCCCTCGATCACCTTCCCCAGCGGAGTGCAGGCGGCCGAGGTCAGGGCGAGCGTGCCGCCCGTCACGTCGGTCGTGCCGATCTCCATGTTGATGGTGGCGAGCTTGGAGCCGGTCGTGACCGGAACGCCCTGGACCCACTGGATGTGCTCGACGTGGCCGTCGACCCCGGGGAAGCACTCCGTGACGAGATCGCCGTTGGCGATACCCGTCATCGCGAACACCGGGAACACGAGGTCGACGACGCTGTTTCCATCGACGCGGTCGAACTGGAACACCATCGTCGAGCCGGCGACCCAGGTGGGCTTGCCGGCCGGGTTGGTGACCGTGATGTTCGAACCGCCGAAGGAGACGGTGAAGTCGGTCGGAGCCAACAGGACGTCGTTGCCGTTCATCGTGGCCTTATGGGCGGTGCCTCCGAGGCCGTGGATGAAGTCGTCCTGCGTCGTGCCGGTCGGATAGGGAACCGTCACCGTGTTGGTGGCGGTGACGTCGGCCGCCAACACGATCGTGACGTTCGAGAAGTTGTCGACATACTTGGGCATGGGCCCAGCCTCCAGAGAGAAGATGATGGACGTTGCGGGGCGTTTCCGCCCCGCTTAGGTTCCTGTCTTACTGGATATCATACACCGCAGACGTGTTGAGCTGCTGGGCAGTCAGCACGCCCGTGGTCGTGAGACCCCGGTAGAGGACGTAGCGGTCGTAGGGACGAGCCGGGTTCGTCTTCTTCATCTTCTCGCCGCTCATGTACATGAGCCGGATCCGGCGCATGTCGATGACGTAGAGACGCTTGGAGAGCGACAGCGTGTCGAGCATGGGGTCATACTCGATCGGCTTCCCCTTGAACTTCAGGTCGGCCATGCTGCCATCCGTCCGGCCCTCGTTGGTGAAACCATCGAGGGTGTAGTTGCCGTTGGCGCGCAGCTCCTTCTCCATCGCATCGATGAGGTCGGAACCAGCGAAGAAGCGCCAGCGCGTGCCACCCTGGGCGTAGCGACCCAACTGGCGAAGCTCCTTCTGGAGGAACTGCAGGAACACACCGCCGCCCGTGGACGCCGACGCGATCGGACCCTGACCGCCGGCGCCGCCGAAGGCCGTCGTCGCGGCGCGGTTGCGCCACCAGGCGTTGGCGACGCGGCTGAAGCCGCCCGTGGTGCCCACCGCCGGCGCGTCCAGGATCAGCGAGCGGATGCCGGCCAGCGCCTTCGCGTCGGAGCTGCCGTCACCGTGCAGCAGACGGTTCAGCGAGAACGCGTAGTCCTCCGAGAACTCGTCGAGCTTTTCTTCCAGCAGGTTCGCCAGGGCGAACTGCTCGCGACCGCTCTTCTCGCTGGTGCTCTGCTCCGCACCGGACTCGCTGACGGTGATACCGTCCGTCTTCAGCTCGGTGTGGGTGATGCCCAGGCCGATGTGATGCTCGCGCCAGGCGAAGTTCACGCGCCGGTTGTTGGCCGGGTTGTAGTACGTCACCTGGTCGTCGTGCGTGTAGCCGGTGAGCGCGCCACCGCCCTGGCCCTGCTTGACGCCCAGGGACACGTTCTGGCGCCCGCCCGGGAAGTCCCTGGCGTTCTCGTCCATCATGCGCAGCAGGGGCTTGTCCTGGATGTTGTTGGCCAGGACATTCCCCTTCTCGGCGTAGAAATCGAGCGTGCTGGCGGTGATGTTCGCCAGCTCCTGGATCGTGTAAGGCATCGTCTGAACCCTTTCGGTTCAGGCGCTTACCCGGCCATCTTCACGATGTCGAGTACCGACTTGGCCTTCGGGCGCGCGCCGTCGCTTGCGACACCCCCCGACCTGACGGGCTTCACTTCCGGCTTGCGCTCGGGCGCCGCGGCGACCGGCGAGGCAACCTTGGCCGCGGTGAACTGCTGGTTCACCGTCCGGTACGCCTTCGCGAGCTGTGCCTTGACGCCTTCCGGCGTGGTCGGCATGCCTTCATTGCGCTGCAGAAAGAGGATTTCCCGCTCAAGGAGGGGGACTTTCTGCGCGTAGTTCGGATCCCGTTCGCGGCGCTCGGCTTCCCA